CAACACTGCTAGAAAATTCCATAAAGCTGTTATTTTCAAGGTTCGGCAGATTGAAGGTTGTACTACCATCACCGCTGCCATAGGTCGTACCTATTACATCAAACAACTTAGCATAAGTAGTACGGCTGATAGCTGCACCATTACAAGCTAAATAGCTACTAGGGATTGTACTGCCAGCAAACGCAAATATCATGCCGGTTAAATCACCGCCGACAAAAGCCTGCATAGCTTCCCGTGTTCTTGCAGGTGTCATGAATTTGGATGTATCGGTGCCAGCTTCCGCTTCAGCTTTGCTGGCAATGTTAGCAGCATGTACCGGGGCAGCGCTGTTGTGTTCTTCTATTTTTTGTTGCACATGACTTTCTGTAGCAACAGCTCCGTCTCGTGTATACAAATTTTCAAAGTAGCCATTTTTCCAAAATTTCTCATTCGTTCCAATGCCACCTTCGCCGTTACTACGCGGTACAATGTTTGGTGTTGTCATAATATCATCACTCCTTTATTTATAATGCAATAGGGGTAATTTCGCCGTTTATTGCTTCCCACACATGAGATGTTCTCGGTAATATCAATGGCATTAAATCCCCTTTTTCGTCATACTCAAATGTCTCTGCTGCTACGCTTGTTGTGATTGCCCAACAATCCGCAGACGATTGAGGGGGGGTATTTGCATTAGCTTTTATGCAACGATATGTGCTGCCGTCGCTAGTCATAACTACATCTGGCGGCTTATACTCTGTAGTGCTATCCCAAACAGTCACATTTGATACATAGCCAGCCGCCTTATCAGCCATTCTTGCAGCGTCAGTCGCACTATTTTGAGAAAGCTCAGCGCTATCTGCTGCGTTAGCTGCACTAACATTTGCGTTAGTTGCCGCAGTTGTAGCATTAGCCATTGCTCTTTTTGCTTCATCTCTTGCTGCTTTACTTGCTTCAAGCACTGCTTTGTTTTCAGCAAGGACTGATTCTGGGTTTTCCATAGCAACAAGTTTAGTGCCATCGTCATTAATGCGAAATGAAATCCCAGCTTTCCACGGGAGCGAGGTATCAATGTCTGCTGACGTTGCAACGCTCACTTTGAGCGACCTAGCAACAACATCTTTCATATCTTGCGCAATCATCGTCAGTTTATCGCCAATATCCTCAACCTGGTTAAAAGGATATTGGTCTGGCAAATCCGTTTCCTGCGTTACCGGCACTTCCCTATAAATCGTCAGTTTCCAACCTGTCGGCAACACCGGCGGCCGTTCACTCTCCGGCACTTCTGCGCCGACTGCATAACCTGGATAACGTACAACATTCTTTTCAACATCAACGTAATAATCTTTAGTCAGCAGCTTTTCTTTGCCGTCTGCGTCAGTCAATAAAACTTTTATGTCCGTTCGGTCTAAAATTTTAAACTGATACGCAAACTCTGTTGCATTTCCATTGCCGTTATATGTGATTCTGTTATCGACATGAGCAATCATAATAGCAACCCCTTTCGTTTATTCATAAAAAGAAAATGTCTATCTAAAAATTAGATAGACATTAAATGATTTGCTTTCTTTAATTTTAGCACACAATTTTGCTAACTTTAGCAATGAGCATTTGTGAAATTCTTATGTACATTTTATAGCGATTGCGATATACTATAATGCAAAGAAAGGAGTGCTTTATATGCCTATACTTTTTATGCTTATCATGCTTGTACTAATTTGGTTTGGCTTTCACTTACTCGCTGCAATCATCACGAGCGTAGCGCCGGGAGCAGCGTTTCTGTTTCACGATAACGGCATAGCCACATTCATTTTTTCTTTATCATTGTTTATGGGCTTTCCACTCGTGGTCTGCGTGCCTATCGCCATTATAGCAGGGTTCATCTTCGCTGAAACGTGGTACACAACTGTGCTGCAATATCTCACGCTTGAAGCAATGCTCGCCATTCTCTCTGTAATCGCGACGCTCGTTTTTGGCGCAGGCTCAGAAATAGCCGAATCAATATCGCGCAAAAGAAAATAAACCAGCATATTCATTTTAAATCTGGCAGTTTTTACACTGCCAGATTTTTTTATTTTACTACTTCTTTACCATAAGCTACTGCTCGTGTTTACGTTCGGAACGCGGGCGACGCTTAATCAAGTCTTGCAGTTCAAAGTCCATATTATCCTCAGCAATATCTAGGCTATTGAATAGGATATTGACGATACCAGCAGGAACGCCGCGCCATGCGCCAAAAACATACGCCGCCTGCTCTGCTAGTTCACCCGGACCTTCTTCGCCTCGGGCAACTTTGCCTGCACGTCTTATAACTGTAAAGCCTTTTTCCATCAAGCCTTGCACCGCTGTCAATCTGTAGCCGTAGTTTCTCATACCTAGCAAGGTTTGCACGCCAACATTCGCCGCTTGCACAACGGGGCCGCCCATAGACAACGGGTAGTTGATAAGCTCTTTTGACAATTTGCGATAACCGTCCTCGTCTTTCTCAAAAGGAGCGGTTAAGGAAAGCTCTGCTATAGCCACGTTCAGGAAGCACACGCTGAGAAATTTGGCACCAACAAAAGCAATCAGCCGTTCAGCCATTTCTTTTTTCTCGCCGCTATTCCATAACCTTTTTACAATATGTGCCTCTCTGTCCCATTGGTTAAACTGCGTATTGAAAAATCCCTGGAACATCGTAAACACTCTGAATAAGCCGCTGCTACGTTGCAGGCTTGATACATCGTGAATACGGCTGCTGCCTAACGTGCGGCGAATAACAGTATTCGCAAAGTCTAGTGCTTCCTGCTCTGTCTTGCCTTCGTTGATTTTCTTCATGTATGCTTCTGCAAATACCGGCTTTGCAGTCATCATGTCAGTGTAGCCTAAAAGCAATGCGCCATATTTCAGCGTCTTTTTCTCAATCGGGTCAAGGTCAGAACGCTTCTGAATATCCCTTAACGTAATGTCTGGCGCTTGCGAACGCTCACGCATAAAAGCGCTTTTTGCACAAATAGCGTCTACTTCTGCTCTGCCTTCACCTGTAAAGCTGCGAAGTAAAGCTCTGAAAGCGTCGACATGAGTAAAGCCTTCTGTGCTATTACCATAAAGAAATATGTTAGTAGCGTTCTGCATTGCCGCTTTAAAGTTAAGTATAATAGCCATATTTATTGTGGCATTACGTAAAGCGTTGGCAATCTTTGTAAATGTCTTTTCTGCCATGTACGCTGTCTTATTGCCGTATGGGTTAGCGCAAGCCTGCAAAAACTCTCTAAAAAGTCTTACGTTGGTATCGCCTAAACGCTCAACCATGTTGCGGTAAATATCCTCATCGTTCAGTATCTTTCTGAAATCAAGCATTGTTTCACGATAACAAATATCATGAATGTATTTTTTTACCGCCGTAACCTCACTGCCGCGCGATAAGTCTACGGGATATTTGCCGCCGGTACGTGCTTTACTTGCGCTAGTATCCGTAGTCAAAGTCCGTTGCGGCGGTCTGCTGCCTTCTTCGGTACTGTCGATTCTGTCGAATTTACCGGGCATACTGCCGGTACGCATATCGCGTTCCAATGGGAAGTAGCCACCGTCAAATACCACGCTTTCACCGCTTGCAAGCTTCAGCACCAGCGGTGACGCTTCAATCTTCGGCGGCTCAAAGCCTTTTGTCTTGCGATTGACTTCTGCCAGCATAGGCCAGAATTTACTTGCTGCATTGATACGCGCCTGCGCATAGGCAATATCTGCTTTAGTCAGATGCTTACACAAAAACTCTATAAGGTTTTGTTTGGTTTGCAGCATTGCTTCTTCTCTGCCGATAAGCTCCGATTCTTCCACCCATATATCAGAATTCTTTACGCCTACCGGTTTTTGTGAACAAAGTCTTGCAGCATTACTATCACTGCCCAGGTTGCAAAGCATAGCAATCAAAGCATGCTTATCTGCACTGCCGCCAAGTTCTTCGTAGTAAATTCTCTGTTCGTGTGCAATACCTGTTTTCTTGTCCGGCTCCCATTTCTGCAAAGCATCTATAAGCTCGTTCTGGTAACTTTCAAGCATCGTGCTTTCCATATCTGCACAATGGTTGATTTTGTTGTAAAACTCCCTAGTAAAATAACCTTCTTCCGTCCAATTATCCATCATCAAGAAAAAGTTATCAGCGTTACGCAGTGTAGCTATGATATTTTTAGGCCAGTCAATAATTCGCTTACGCAGGCTCTTTTTACTGTCGCTGCCAATCTCCGCCTCGTACTCTACCGGCAATTCTTGCAGGTGCGCTATCGTATCAGCCTTAACCTGTTCAAAAGCTTCACCGGCGGCAATCTTATTCATCTTCGTATCTTGCTTTGCAATAGCACGAATGTTTTTCAGTGCGTCGATAACATCCATATAGTTTGCAAGGCTAAGCTGCGGTGCATTGGTCAAATCATTATTCGGGTTCAAAACAAACTCCGGCATAGAAATAATTTCGTCACCGTACTTTGCCTGCATCTCTGCAATGTACTCGCTAAGCGACTGCACCTCTCTACCGTTGGTGTTAAAGTCCTTGCGATGGTAGCCCATACGCTCCAGCAATGCGCACATCTGGAAGAAGTGCTGCTCTGTTCCCCACACTTCTTTCTTGCTGTGCATCTGCTTTTTGACGTACTTTCTTGCGCTTTCAATCTGGTGTTTGGCCTTGACTGCTTCACGATACAAAGCATGGTTAATCATCTGCTGCTGCTTATACATAGCCGCTTCTTCCAAAAGGCCAGCTTTCGCAGCCTTGTTTGCATTAGCCGCCGCTCTGCGTTCTGCCATAGCAAATCTTCTCGGCTTCATAACCTCGCCTGCTGGCAAAGTCTGGATATAGCGTTTAGCAAAATTATCTGCGTTCTGCTTACGCACTTTAGCAATATTCTCGCGCTCTTTTTGCTTAATATCCTTGTCGCTTATTTCATTGAGTGCTTCATCAATAAGCTGTTGTTCAAGTGCCACTACTTCGCCGCTCTCGTCATTATAGAGTGCTTCCCTTGCCGCTTCTCTTGCCTGCTCACGCTCCTGCATGAAGTCGGGGAATCTGCGGTTCACGGCCTTGTCAATCTCTTGACGCACCATAGCTCTTTCACTCGGCGAAGTCAAAATATCCTGCGCCATAGCATCGCCGCTGTCATAGCCTAAACTGTCAGCCACCCAGTCAAACAGTTCTCTCTGCTCGTTAGACAAGGCACGCTTTTTGCTCATCTCCACAAGGTCGACTTTATCCGGATTAGTTTCAAGCTCATGCTTCAAGGCTTTAAGCTCGTTAAGCTCCGTAAGTTGTTCACCCTCTACCAACGTTTCGGCAATCTCTTTCAAGCCTTCTTCGCTTTTGAGCTTTGCTCTGTCACCGCCGTTGCGAATGTAGTTTCTCGCCCAGTTATCCTGCACGTCGCTACCCTCATTCTCATTGACGGTATAACCTTCGACAATCTCTCTCGCCATTTCATAGCCGCTGGCATAGCCGTTTTCCTCTGCTATCTGGTCAAAGAGTTCTTTTTGCTCCTGCGATAATTGGTTGCGCTTACTTTCTTTTACCAGGTCGACACCTTCGGGGTCTGTTTCAAGTCTATGTTTCAAGGCTTGCAGTCTGTCCAGCTCATCTACAATATGCTTAAAGTCTGCCTTAATTTCAGCGTCGCCATAATCTAAACCGGTGCTACGCAAATCGTAGTAATCCGCTATATCTTCGCCTCTTGCAATCTTTTCAGCAATTCTTCTGCGTCCTTTTTTACTTGTCAAGTCGCTTACGCTGCCGCCGTAGTCATGAACGTATCTTGATACCCAGTTGACATTACGAATACTGTCACCTGCTTCATGGAATACAAGGCCTTCAATATCCGCTTGCTCTAAAGCTCGCTTAGTCCAATGACGTTTTCCGTCCTTGCCTATCTCACCAAAATCAACCAAGACTGCGCTTTGGTCCGGTATGCCTGCAAAGTCATTTGCATACTTGCCTTCTGTTCTATTGGTTGCGGCAAAGTAGCCCCACTTACCATTGATGAAAAACGCACGCTCACTCTTGACTGTATCTTGATATTCCGCAAGCTCGCTTTCTATTCTGTCAGCAATAGGATTTAAAATATCATCAATAGCTCTGTTTGTGTCTTTTAATAATTCGTTATAGTTTATGCGCTCATTGCCATAAATGTATTTTCTTGCAAGCCTACGCGGATTAGCTTCGATTGTTTCCCATTCGTTGATTTTCTGCCTAAAGTTAGCATGAGCCATGCCGTGCTCATCAACAACGAATGTAGGATTGGTTACTGTTTTTTGTCTTGACTTGCTGAACATAGCAACGAGCATGTCTTCAGCGTTTGCAATACGCTCTTTAGAAAGTGTGCCGTATGTGTCGACTTCTGCTTGCAGATACTCAACTATCGGATTGAGTATATCGTCAATGCTGGCATTGGTATCGTTCAGCATATCATTATAGTTTGGCAGTACGCTTCCTAAAACGTGTCTGTATTTTCTCGCAATAATCGCGGGATTAGCAAGTTTCGATTCTTGCCCAAATTCCTGCCCGACTTGCACTCTTGCACGATTGACAAGTTCTTGCGCTACTGCCTGCTCAATCTGCGGCCGTATTTCTTCGATGAAAGCAGCCTTTTCAGCTCTGCGCTTTGCGCTGAAATCAGCCATTGCGCGTCTTGTCAGAATATCCACGGCCTTGTCTTTAGCCTTCAAGATTTTATCCTGCAAGGTCTTTTTATTTTGGTCTGATAACTTGGATGTTATATTCTCCGGCAAGCCGCCGAATATGCCCTCCATGCGCGCCATAACTTCAATTTCTTCACGGCACGCCAACATTCTGTCGAATACCTGCCGTACTTCCGGCGTTAATTCTGCCGCATTTTCACTTCTTGCTATCTTACTATAAATAGCTGATAACCAATTAGCGAATCTCTGGAACACTCCGCGCAAGCCAACACTAGGCGCTTTGCCTTCCATGATGTAGGTTTCAAATGCTTCTGCCAGCTTTTCATGCCCGGCTCTCTTTGCTTCAACATCGCCGCTTGCCCATGTGTCAGCGTCAATGCCTGCGTACTCCATGAGCTTTTTCGCATCAGCGTTTAGTCTTGTGTTGCTGGGGTCTGCCAATGCTTCGTTAATCATGGTTTCCACAAAGTAGTGTCCTGTTTCGTGGATAACTGTACTTGCATCTGCGCCCTTAAAAAGCGTGATAACATAAGTACCATCATCCATTGGGGAAATCATGCCTTTATCTTTCAGTGTACCATTGACAATTTTTTGTTGCTTGTAATTATCTGCTTTTTGTGATACACTATCAGCAAAAGAGGACGTTTTGTTTGAGATACTGGGCTGAGCCTTGAATTGCTCGGAACCCGAGGGCTTGAACGCGTCCTCTATTTTTTTATACTCACTTTCGTTAAAAACATTATGATTATAATATGATAATGATTTATCATTATGTTCTCTTACTGTAACAACTACATAACGTTTTTCACCATTAACATTCAGTGCAGAATGAATATAATAAAAATTCTCGTCTGAATGTTTTTCTTTTTGCGGCGCAGATTCTGTAACGAAATTACCATTCTCCATAATTTCACGTAAATAGCGCAATGCAAAAAGTTTTTCTTTTTTAGCGGAAGTGTGTTCCATTTTCTTTCTGCCACTTGTGCCAAATTTAATATTATTTTCTTGATACCCTTTATCTATTCTAATATCACCCAATACACCATTATGAACGCTCGTGCCTTGCAAGTTGTCCCTATACCATGCAAAAGCCTTTTTCTGCAAGCTCTTCAAATCTGAATAGTGTCCCATCTCATTTCCGGTAATATTAGTAGTATAGAATTGCTCTTTTTTAAGCACTCCTCCCTTGCTAAACCAGCCATTCTTTTGTTTAGCTTTGCCGCCATCTTCAAAGCGCAGCTTATTCTTTTGTAGCCATGCAGCAGGATTTTCGGGGTCTATTGCAAGTGCGCGCGCTTCCAAAACCAGACGCAAATTATCTGCATGAGTTTTGTTCATGCCTGCTTTTTTTGCGCTGTCAACAATAGCGTCAAGTTCTGCGTCAAGCTCCGTGCTTGCCTGTCTGGTTAAGTTATAACCTTCTCGCAGTTCTTTACGTGTCTTTGCGCCGCCGTCCGACAATTCGCCGTTGCTGTCAAAATACATATTGTCTTTCGTAGCTTCAAACAGCGCATTGTCTTTAGCCATAGCAGCCGTAAACTTGCCGCGGCTAATGTCTATATCCTGCCCAAGCTCCGCAGCCGTTGTAACTTCTTCTTCGGTAATTCCTAATTCCTCAAAAAGTTTGTTGTTACTGCTGGTCTGTTTGTAGCCTTCCAGGTCCTGCGCCGATACAGTAACAGTATCGTCCTCAAAGTTTGGATTGTTCGCTTCGATTGTAGCCGCCGCACGCTCCGGGTTAATGCCTGTTTCTTTGATTCGTTCAGCATCCGCTACTAACTTTGCCTTGCGTTTTTCGTTGGCTCTCAAGGCAAAGTGTTCAACGACGCTGTCAACTGCAACCTTGGCGCCACTTGCAGTACCGCCAAGGATAGCACCGATAAGGCCGCTATATCCTGCTTCCTTCAAGTTCTGCTGCCAATTCTCGCCCCACTTCTCCGCAAGTTTGGCAGTGCTTGCGTCGGGGTTCTTTGCCCATAAGTCCGTAGCCTGTTCCGGGAATTCCTGCAATGCTTCGGTAACGCCTTCTTCAAGGCCACGTTTGGTAACTTCCCATATTTTAGCTTTCAGTCCGCTGCCGGCAGGCATCTTTTTAAGCAGTCTGCCAAGCGGAAGTTCTTCAAGTACCGCCTGCGGGATTGCGTTCATCAAGCCTGCTTCCGCTGCTCTGCTTGCGTTTACGCCCTCTTTACGTAGTCGTAGGTATTGTTCGCCGCTGATGTTTGCGCCGTTGTAAAGCATACTGATAGCGTGTACAGTTTTTGCAGTTGCACCGGCACCGCCTACGCCTTTAGTCAGCGCAAGTTGAGCTAAAAGCTGAATAGCGTTTTCAGCCAAATCATAACCAAGTTGCCCAGTCGCCGTATCAGCCTTAACTTCTTCGCGCTTCAAAATCTCATCGGTGACATAGCCTAAAGCCTTGCTGATGTTCTCTGATTGGTCATACTCTTTAACAACATTCTTGTCACCCTTGTGAGCTTCAATATTAGAATCAATCGCCGCTTTAGCCGCACCGAATAAGCCACGCACCGAACCTTTAAGGCCGTTCATCACGGCAGTGCCTATGCCTGGTTTATCATCGTTGATAATACTACTAGTATCAATCGTCGGTGAGCTATTGCTCTGTACTGCCTGCGAAAACTTATTGTACTCATCGTCGCTCATTTTTTGCAGGTCATAATAACCTAAAGTTTCAGCAGGTGACAAGCCGCTGTCAATATCAGCAATAAAGCCATAATTAGCATATTCCTTTTTTGCTTTTAATCTGCGGTCGAATTCGTCTAAAGGTTCATTAGCCATTTAGTAATCTCCTTTCAGTAACTTTGCCAGATATGCACCGTTTATTTTGCCCGATGTGCCATCCAACCATTTAACATCGTACCAATCATCCCCGGTTTTATTTACGCTTGCGATACCACGTGCAATTAAATCTGCGTCACTCGCTTTTATATCTTCTGTACTGTCAAACCAGAATGAATGTTTTTCAGTAACATAGCTGCCGTAAACCTTAGTTGTTACGCAGTTTCTCAAAGCCTCCAGCAGTTCCGTTTCGCCCGGATTCATGCCGTGATTTTTTGCGCGATAAGCGCGCACCCATTGCCGGCCGTAGTTTTGGATTTTTTTCTTATACAGTGCATCGGCATTTTTGCCTGCGACTTGTTGTACAAGGCCTTCCATATCAAAAGCAAATTCGCCTGTACCGCTATACCAATCGTTGTATATTTTTTCTAACTTCCCGCGCTGTGCAGACGATGCACCTTTTTTAGCAGCGTATGCTAAAAATTGGTCGATGCTTGCAAACTTGCCTTCTTGCAGCATATCTTCCAGTACACCTATTGCATCATCATCAAGTTTTCCATTACTGCTTCCACCGCTACCGCCGCTTCCGCTTCTGCCTTGTGGTCCGTATATTGCCGTCACCGCATTACGATACGTTACGTACTTATCTGGGTCACTGCCTGCCTGGTTAGTAGCCCACGCCATAGCTTCACTGTAGCTTGTGCCGTTATTAAACATAGCAAATAGATTACTCTTTATTCCTTCAAAAAGCTTGTTTTTCTTATAAGTTTCTATTCTGTCATGGTCTGCCTTGATAGTGCTGTACTGCTTCATAATGCGGTCTTGCTCATCCTGGCTCATGTTGTGGGTGCTATGCCCTGTACCCATTCTTGCCAATACGCTGTCTGCATATTCGTTAATGCTGGGTTCGTCGCCGTTGCCTTGCTTGCGATTCATAGCTTCCGCGCTATATTTTAACGCGCCTTCGCCGCCGTACCATGCAATAGCCGCGCCACGTGCACCGTATTTATCATAGTATTGTTTTAACTTAAAACGTGCTACAATCTCTTGATTTTCCGGTGTCATTTCTGCACCTGCTGGCAAGCCTGCTTCTTGACTCCAGCTAGGCCAGTTATCCGGCATAATCTGATACTTGCCGCTTGCGCCTGTACGGCCATTCTTGGCGTTATAATTGCCGCCGCTTTCCTGCCCGCCTATTGCAGCAACAAGATTGTCAAATTCATTGCCACCCTCTGAAAATCCTTTCATGCCTTCAAGTTCTTTGCGTACCGCTTCTTCATTGTCGCCATATTTAGCATACAAATCTTTAGCGGTATTTCTTTCAAAAGCGCTGCTCTCTTTATCGTATGCCACCTTCTCAAAAGCAGCTCGCTGATTGGCAGTCAGATAACTACCGTACTTATCCATGATATTACGCATAGTGCCATAATCTTCGTTGGTGATACTTGCGCCGACGGCACTTGCTACCACCTGCCCGATGTTGGCTCTGCTTTTAGATTCGATAAACTCTGCGCCACGCTTGCCATATATAGCGCTTGTCAGTAACTGTGTACGAATAATCTCATCTTGCAGTGCCTGCGGATTATTCCAGTTCTTCTGTACAAACTCGCAGGAGTTCTGAATATTATTGTCATAGCGTAAATCAGTGACTGCTTCTTTTTGCTTCTGCTCGTATTGGTCGACAGTCTGGAAGCCTTGCTGTGCGCTCTGATACATTAAATGGTCTAATGCAAGCTGATTCTTTTGGCTGTGCAGTTTGGTATTACTTAATACATCCTGCCTTGCCTTATTTATCTGCTCTGTGTAGCTTGCGCCTGCACCGGCAGTGCCTTCTAATTTCGTATTCATAAGGCCGCTTTCATCGTTGTACATGATGTTATAGCGGCTCTTATTAAATATATCCATAGCGTTAAGGATAGACTGTTTGTCCTCATCCTCTTGCCGTGCTTCTACTGCTACCGCCCATTTGTTGGCGGCGCCGGCAATAGCGGCAAGTCCTTTGCCGCCGCTGCCATAAGCGTTAAGGTCACTCGATACCTTGACAGTCGCACCGCCGCCGGCACCTAAATTGACGCTGCCTTGATAACCTGCAATCTTCATACTGCACCTCCCTTACCAGTTCCATTTAGTAAAGCCTGTATTATCCATGAACGGGTTATTCTTCTTTGCCTGGTTGTAAAGATTGAAGCCGTTCATATTGCTAGCAGGAAGATTGAAATCACTGTTAGCATCGTACCATTCATCACCGCTTACTGTAGTTGTTCCCTTGCTGCCGCCAATCATGCCTTTAGAGTAAGCGTTCGCCGCCGCACCTACAAGCGTACTAAACATCTGCATTTTGCCGTTGGCTTTAGCGTTCTTCGCCGCCGCATTATATGCGCTTGCCTGGTTGCGATAATTAACCTCGTTTACATAAGTGCTCCACGCATCATTACGCTGATTCTGCAACAGATTCATACTGTCTTTTTTGTAAGCGTCCTCACTGCTTGAAAGAATATCGCTGACACTGCCGCTGCCGGTTAGCCCGCTGCTGCCGGCCGCCGCCAGTGCCTGCCCTCTTGCAAGCCTCATTCTATCGTTGAGTTGGCTTTGCTTCTGCGCATACGCTTCTGCCTGCTGCTCACGTTGGCGGCTCATAATAGCCGCGTTCTGCTGTGCAGCCTGCGCCTGCGCTTTATATGCCTGCTCCTGCTGTTTGGCCTGCTGATGTTGTCCGCTTAACTGCATAACAGTTTGCAGACCCATTAAGATTCCAAGTGTACCCATTACGCTCACTCCCCTCTACATGGAATATAAAACTGATAAAACTTTTTGCCGTCCCAACCTACTTTAGGCTCTACCAAGAATACCGCTCCCATGTGTCTTAAATAGTTGATGCTGGTGCGGTTCTTCTCGTAGACGATATTGTGCAGCAGTCCATGCTTGCGTACCCATTCATTCAGCACTCTTTTTGCTTCCTTGAAAAGCAGGCTCTTTGTGTACCCGTTGTAAAGTTCGTTCGTACCTACCATCCAGATTCCGCGCCCCGGTGCTCCCCATTCCATAACGCCCTTGCCGAATATCGCAAGCAGTTTTCCGTCCTCACCACGGTATACCCTTGTTTCTTCGTCAAGCTTGATACTGCCGATAAGCACGAATACCGGGTCACTGCTTGCTTCCAAATCTTCCTTATCGTGCGGCCGTATATCTTGCATAAGTTCTTCAATCAACGGCACAACATTTTCTTTTGACTTATTATCAAGGATTTCAACAGTCCACTTCTTAGCCACCGAAAGACACCTCCCGTACTACCGCCAGCAAGTTAAAAGGATATGGCTCATCCGTAACGATAATCACTCTGCCTTCGTTGTTAAAGCCGCCAATAGGCAAAGTCATATGCTTGTCGCCGGTAAATAATTTAATATCGCTCACTGCGTTCTGCTCATCAAAGTTCATCAAGTCCATAGTATTTATATCCGGCCCGACCATGCCGCCAAGAGAATTACTTAAACGCAGGATGCAATTACTAATCTGCTTTTTGCGTCCTTGCATAGTGCCGTCGCCCGTCCTAATTTCGACGTTTGGCAGTTCCACGATACTCCTATAAGGCAAGCCAATAAAAGCGTGTTGTACGGCCGCTGGAAGCGTCACAGCGCCGTCCTGGCTTACTGTCAGTCCGCTATACATTCTTCCGTCACCGATAACAGTAACTTTTTCGCCTGCCAACTCTGCCGCATCAATCTCTGTTTCCCCACTGCTCTTTTCAGCAGCGCTATACTCAATAGCATTATCAAGCATAATATAATCGTCTGGGTTATTGCTCTTTGCAGGATTCTTTGCCAGATACTCGATGTTGCGTACCGTCACGCCGTTTATCTCTCGCTTTACTACAAGATAAATAATATCTTCGTCGCCTTCCTGCACTGCCGCCACTGCTTCAATCTTGCCCTGCGTTTCTATCGTCGACCAGGCATATACTTTCTGTTCCATGATGTAGGATAAGCAAGCCATAGTCCCATCACTTCTCACAAAATATATAGTGCTGTCGGGTTCCTGCTTATATGCACTGTCGACAATCTGTACATTCTCTATGATATGCTTTGCCAGCAAGGTTAAGTCATTGCCGCCGTAGCTGTCTGTTTCATAACTATATGCCATATCCCTTACAGTGCTTCCACGGCCTTGTACAAACACGATTCTGCCGCCAATCATCAGCGGCTCAACAGTGCTGCATCCGCGTGTAGTCTGCATTTTGGGAACGGCTTTAGATGGTGTTACAGTATCGCTGCCGCTTACTGTCCATTCGTTACCGGCAGTCAAGACGATTAAATCGGTACTTGCTATCAAGTGTAAAATCTTAAACTGCTTGCGGCTCACAAAGGCAAGTGCTACTGCGCTATCATCGGTAACAGTGCCGCTGGCTTTCTCTACACTGAAATCGCCGTAGTCGCCGGTCCTGCTCATCCACACCATATAAGGCTGCTTCTTCGTGCCGCCAAAACATAATCTGTCCTGGAAAAAGCAAAGTGTTTGCGGGTAGCCGAATTCTTCACTCCATGCGCCCCACAAGAAATTAGTAGTCATATCTGTTGAGCCTAACTCTTTTTCAACATGAGCTTTTGCCGTGCTGTCGCTGGTGATTTCAGTAAGCTTTACAACGCCTTCCGCATTGTAGGCCATTGCTGTTAAATCGACAGTACAAGTTCCGCTAGTTATAGTGCATACTGCTCTTAGAAATACCGGTTCTGTTACACTGCCGCTTTCAGACGGATTGTAGTCATTTCCGGATGTATATTTCCTGTATTCCTTCCAACTTTCGCCATCGTCGCTCTTTTCTATAGTAAAACTACCGCTCCAGGTTCCGTGACTGATAACCTTCCAATTTTCGCCTACGCGTACTCTTTCCGTAGTGCCGTTGCTGGCGGATACAGTCTTGCTTGCAATCTCTTGTTTAAGTTTGATATACGCGCCCGGCTTGCTGCCGGCGAAAATATTCTTGTTGCTCGTCAAGGTAATATCGCCTGTTGTTCCCGAAGGTGTCAATTCTTTATTGCCGGTATATAAAATCTTTGCCCAACCATCAGCGCCTGCTTTGCCAGCATTGTCTTTATATTTAGTACCCGCAACACCACCAATACCGCCACCACCTGCGCCATAGGTTGTGCCTTGCACGCCCCTTGTGCTTTCGTAACTGCCGTCAATAGATACACGGCTACCACCGCCACCGCCGCCGCCACCTCTGCCAACCAAGCCGCACGCCGTACTATTGCCGCCATTGCCGCCACTAGAGGCTGTTCCGTAACTACCTTTGCCGCTTCCGCCAGCGCCGCCGCTACCGACTGTGACCGTATAACTTGTATCTTTAGACAACGTGACTGTTTTTATTATACGTTCGCCATTGCCACCTGCGCCGCCGCCAACACAATAGTAATGGTGTCCGTGATTACTCGGTTTTGAATATTTAACGCCGCCACCGCCACCGCCGCCGGCACCAGCTATATCAATCTGATATTCACCGGTAACAGTCGGTTGAAATTGATAAGTGCCAGGCACTGTATAACTTATGCCGCTATAATTTTCAAGTGAGGTTGATTCGTCGAAATACATATCCGTAATTTCAAAATCAGCAAAACGCCAGTCAGTGTCTGAATATCTTGCAAGCTGTTTCACGGGATATTTGCCGCTTGCAATAAACATAGTATCTGCGCTTTGTACAAATCTCAAATCTTGCAGCATATCTGCCGTGTACGGTGTCACAACTTCTATGTTTATATAAAGTCCGTTCTTATGCACCCTTATATATTTCTCGCCAATCTCCAAAAGATAGTCGGTGTTATCTGCACCGTTGAATGGTACCAGGATGCACGCTTTATCGCTATATTTTGTTCGCGCCATATACTTCATGCCCGGTCTGCGATAAATAGGGCCGTGCGGTTTGATAAGGCAGTTATAGGCTTGCAGCACCGCAAGCTGGTACTTATCTAAGTCGACGCGGTTTGCAACTTCGGCGCTGATTTCGCCGCCGGTAAACGCAGGCTGCAATAAATAATAAGGTGTTAACCCACTAGCCATAATTACGCCCTCCCGTCAAAGTATTTACTCGGGTAGTCCGGCAATTCTTTCTTTTCGCTTGCCGTGGTATACTTCGCTTTCTGTAATGCCGCCATTGCAAGCTGATATTGCGTCTGCTGCAAGCCGCTGTTGCCGGTCAGTTGTACGCAGATATTAAACGCCAGCATATGAGTAAACGCGCTCAAAAAATCACTCGAAAACATTTCCACGTCGTCAACATCATAGGTATATTCAAGCCATGCAGCAGGAATATTGCAGCCTATACCAAGCACGTTGTCACTTACCATATATAAGTCCCACTCTTCCTGCTGCTGTTCGCCTGCCCTTATCATTGCGCCGGTGTCAGCGTCAAATATCTTGCGCACAGCAAGGCATTTTTCGGGGTAAGCGTAAACGTGGGACCAGTACGGAGATTCAATGCTAAGTTCTGCCAGTTTGCTCACACGCTTTGCAAATCCCCAAGTGTAGCTCCTTAATAACTCTTTGCGCGTAGGCTCATAAAACAGTTTGCACTGTCTGGCTAGTTCTGATTGCTCGTCTATATTGCTTATGCGCCCTTTGGCGATATGAGCCAGTGCCATATTACATACATCGGTAATGTTAAGCATTTTTAACTATTCCTCCTTGATTATTAAAAAAGGGAAGAGCTTATCGCCCTCCCCTTAAAGTACTAAATCAGCCCGGCCAGTTTGGAACAGTTTCAGTCAAGCCAGCAGTCAGTTTGCCGCCGCTTGCGCCGGTAACAGTCAGTCTGGAAAAAGCCTTCATGCCATACGGCAGTTTTGCTGCAACCAAAATGCCTTTTTTGCTGGCAGCAAGAGTATAAGTCGCCACAACAGTTTTAGTGCCGAAGCTTTCGCTGTCGGAAGTTTCCAGCGCCGCAGTGATAGTGCCGCTAGTAGCTAAGGCGGTCGGCGCAGTGATAACAAGAAATAACGGGTCGGCCGCATCACCGCCGCCAACGTTCGCAATTACATTGCTGGTCAAGGAATTGTCCATGTACATATTTTGCTGGTCAAAAATCATTGTTATTCACTCCTTCCGGTTACACGACTGCCGCTTCGGTTTCGCTCTGGCAGTCAAGTTTCTTAATCTGAATACCTGCAAGGTACAGTTTAGGCGGTGCGTCCATGAAGTCTTGACGGGTAACATGAACATTGTTTTTGTTGTTCAGATAGCACTCCAGCCAAGAGTATACGCCGTCAGATACATACGCAACCGGCGCTTTCGGGTCTTGCAGACGGTTCTTTGCGAAGATGAACTTATTCATCAGCTCACGTTGCGCACTGTCAGTCAAAGAGTTAAGCTTTTGGACATCAATGTTGCACACGCGCACAATAGAACGAACATTTTGTACCGCTAAGCCGCACTTCCAAGAGTACAAGGTCTGCAATGCACGGAACGGCTTGTTGTTCTCGTCGTACACATCACTTTCGCCCAAGTCCTCAGTCTTCAAGCCTGCCTGGGTGCCTTTAGGATATACACCCATTACGCGTCTGTCGCCCCAATCTACGAAGTAGATAGAAGCATTAGTGTTAGTACCAGGAGTACCCGCGGAAATCACCTGATGACCTGGAGTGCCTTTGCCGCCGTCGGTCAAAGTATTGTAGCGAACCGCAATACCATTGAAAGTGTCCGGGTCTTCATCCAAGTTGCCGTACAAGAATTGACGTGCGACGTATTGGCCCATGCCTTCTACGTGTGCATCGTCCTCTGCCATACGGAAAGCCTGCGGATTCGGTTTGCCGGAAAGCAATTCAACGTCCACGCAGGAACGGTCCTCCAAGTGCATACATACATCAATGCGCTGCTTTACAGTGCCTTTAGTCGGAGAAGTACCGCGGTTAATACGACGGATAGACGGAGAAGGCAGGCTGGCACGAATAGTAGTTTTAGTACCAATCGGCAAATCGCCTTCCATCCACCGAATATCTTCCATAATAGGATTGGATTCGTTAAGCACTTCCATAACGCGGTCAATAGCGCCTTGCGGAGTTAAATACTTTCGTAAGTCACTCATAGTTTGGGAGTAACCAATAGTAGCCATAGTTTCATCATCCTTCCTGTTTTTCAATTAAAAGTTAATAAATTATTTGTACCTGCTCCAGTCGGTTTTCGGGTACATGTTTGCTGCAATGCCTTGCGCAGCGTTTAAGCCTTGTGCGCCGTTTTGTGCAGCCAAGCCGGGGTCCTCGCCAAGCAGTTCACCAAGTTTTGCAAATGCTCTCACGATAGCTATTTGATTGCCTGCGCCAGTAACTTCCAATGCTTCACGCACGTTCAAGCCTGGATACATTGTCTCCAATTTGCGGCAGGCAGTATCACAAAGGCCCTGTACTTTGCCCAAGTCTGCGCCCAGTGCTGTTTTAGCCTCATCGCCCCATTTAGCGATTTCCTGCGCGCGGAGCTGTTCCACGCCTTGCACTACACGGCTTGCATACTCTGTGCCGTACTTTGCAAGTGCTCTTGCCTGGTCATTGCTAAGGTTCATGCCTTTAATGACATCTACAAAGCGTCCTTGCTCATCAGCACTAAGCTCATAGCCTTCTGGCATCTCTACTCCTGCAAAATCATAATTCACTGTGCCGGGCTGCTGTGTGCCTTGCCCATTACTTCCATTCCCTGCAATAGTGCCGGAAGCACTTGTGTTATTAGTTGCATTAGTAGTAGTCGGTTCTGTCTGCTGCTGTTGTGCCACGGTATTGGGTTCAGCCTGTTGCTGTGCGCCTTCGCCGTTTACAACTGTGCTTTCGCCGTTCTCGTCCATTAGTTATTCCTCCTTGTTATCTACATATTCCACCGCCAGCTCTTGTAGCTTTAGTTGGAATTCTGCATACTCCATTTCAGCCTGCTGTTTTAGCTCTATGCCTTGCAGCCCAAGGGCTAAAATACTTTTGATAATGCCTAAGCCTACGTCACGGCGGCCTTCGTTATAGAAAGTCTTGCTGTTGCCGGTAAAGCACATAGAGTTTACTTTGGTCACATCAAGCATACGCATCAAGAACCAGCGTCCGCTTTCACTCCCCAGCAGGTCAAGTAGGGCCTCTTTATCCCTTCTTGCCTGCTCTCTTACCATGTACTCTGTCAGCAGTGCTTGCTTTCTATCCTCGCCGGTATTGGATTTATATTTAAACTGCTCGCTCATTATTCCCAACCTCCCGGCACGCCTAGCCAGCTTGTAATAGCCGGGTTAGAATCATTCGCCGCCGCAGTAAGATTTTTGGCCGCCTCTGCCGCAGGAGCCGCAGCCTGTGCCATTGCCAAGCCTTCCTGCATTTCCTGCTGCCGTTGCATTTCCTGCTGCTCTTGTTTAAGCATCTCTTGCACTTCTTCATCACTGCGCAGTGCCATTGCAGGCACGCCAAGCATTTCAAAGTATTTTGTAATAGCACCCAACGGGTTAATCTTCTTCGTAACTTCTGGCCATACTTGCGCCATCTGTCCGGTCTGTGCTATCGCCTGTTCTATATTCACAAGTCCGCTCATCTTCTGCGCCTGCGCCAAAGGTGAAATATAGTCCACTTCTACATCCTCTTCACTCAAAAGGTCTTGCAGCTCTTCCGGCACCGGAGGAAATCCGCCGCTTCTGTCGATGATGTTATATACACGTTGAAGAATCAGTGTTAAGAATTCGTCCTGCAATCGCTCAACCACCGGGCCTAGCTGTTGCAGTTTTTCCTGCGTTCTCTCCATAACCTCTCTAGCAGTCATGCGGCTATTATCAAGGTTATCTAACATCAAGAACAAATCAGCACTGTATGCTCTCTTTATAGCATCCTCAACGCGAATAATTTCTTCCTGCGCGTCCTTCAAGTCAAGGTCAACCGCGAACAAAGGCTTTACCATATCTTGCGTCTGGTCATCTACGGCTGTTAGACCGCCAGGCATCAAGTTAATACCGCCGTTATTCATAAGGCTTGGACTGCCTTGCATCGGCGGCTTTATCTTTAACTCTATTGCTGTGAGATAATCTTTTTTCAGCAGTTGCAGCATTTTACTGTCGCCTTCTGCAAACCACGCAGGACCTCTTGCGTATGCCTCATTGCCGCTGACAAGATAACGCGCTACCGGTACTGCTTCTTCTTCAAAGCCGCCAACATACAAGTATTCGTCACTCTCTGATTTTTCCAACCAGTACACGCTTCTGTACGGCATATTCAGTTTATCTATATGCCCTGGAAGTTTATCGTTGTTAGGCTCTACCATCCAGCAAACTTTATACTTCTTACTAAGATTAGTCTGATTGTCTAACAGCCCTTTCAGATTGTCGGGCAAAGCATCTGCCCCGAAGCAGTCCGCTAGCTGCTGCAATGTCATATCGTACTTTCTTGCAAAAGTAGTTACCTTGCCAAAGCCGTCCGCTTCAAGTGCGTATGTGCCGATTGTCATAGTCTGAAATCGCACACCGTTTTCCGGGTCGTAGAATATAGCCATCGGGCACTGCCCAAAAGGCAGCTCCAGATACACAGTATGGATGCTGTTATAGAAGTTGCTCTTAGCAAGCACGCTTGATACAATCTCTTGTCTTGTGTCAAGCACCTTCATAGCCTCAACATTCGTATTCAGCTCCGGCCGTCTGTATGCAAATCTGAACCACTGACGGCTCGGCGGTGTAAGCCCGCTCATAACGCCAGCGGCAAATACCTGTGCCGCTCTCCACGCTACGCCGTGCACAATCTTCAAGTCACGTCTGCGTGCGGGATTGGTCTTGTCTGCCGTATTGTCAAACTCGCCGACAAACGGAAGCTGATAATCTCTTATCTCTTTCCACCTGTTCTCCCAATCTCGCCTGTCCTCGTACATGCTTTTGAGCTTACGCACCAAACGTTGGCGGTCCGGCAAGTTCTTTTTCAGCGGCACCCCGTCACTAGGAAGTGTTCCCTGTGGCTTGCTCGCCGCTATCGTTTGAAAGTTCATAAGCTGTTACCTCTTAGCCTAAAGTATTACGGCCGCCTTCGCCGCCACTAGCAATAGTGCTTGTCTGTGTAGATGCAAAGCCCTTACGCTTCTTCTTGTTACTGTCGCTGCCGGTCGCAACTTCGCTGCTTGTCGCAACGGTAGTCGGTGCCGGGTCCACCTTTTCAATAGTCGGTGTGTTACCGCCGCCGAATAATTTTGCAATACCACCCATTTTATACCGCCTCCATAATCGAATACTCCGTGTTGCACATTAGCTTTTTAGGCTTTCTATCATCAAGCCCTAACTGTCTTAACGGAACGTTCCTTGCAAATGTTAATACTAGGCCGTCTGCAAGGTCCGGTGAACGTCCTAGCTTTTCTTTTATCTCTTCTTTAGGCGTTAACATTAAACGCCCATTCTTAGAGTACTTATAGTGAATGACTGCAAGTTCTTCTCTTAATCCAGGCTCCTCCGGCAAAGCACCGCCAGCCTCTATCCAGTCTTTCAGCTTGAAATACATCTCTGCTCTGATATTCTCATAGCGCTTATTCTCTATCGCCGCGCCTTGAAATGGTATTTCTCTCAAAGCCGTGTACCCCATCTGCCTCAACCTGTCGACTACGCCAGCACCCATGTTACCAACGTCTATAAAGGTCATATCTGCTTTATTTTCATCCATTGCCAAAGCGATATAATCTGCCGTCTGCATCGTATTCAGCTTTTTATAAACCCTCGGTCGTGGATATACCATTAAGCCTTTACGCTGCCATATACACGTTCTGTCATCGCCAAAGCGCGCTATATCTGCACCTTGCACCAGCGGCATATCATAGGGAATATCCTTTTCCGTCAGTTCCCTGTTAAAAGCCTTGTCTAATTCTTCCAGGCTGAAAAGCTCGTTGATTGCCGATACACTAAAGTCACACAAATACTCTTGTCTGAACTCTACCTCCGGCATATCCTCTTTCAGTTCTTCTATGCTCTTTGCGTCTATAATGCCGCTATCGTACACGTTAGACAAATACGCGAAGTAACGCTTATTCGTCTTGGCCTTCTTGTACATCTCATAGAAGTTGTTCTGCCCCTTAGGTGTGCCGATGAAATAGCAATAGCCTTTTCTGTCGCCGTTCTCTATCGCAGGTCTGATAATCTGCGTCCACATCTCCGGCTTCATATCCGAATACTCGTCAAGAATTACGCCGTCCCAATATGTACCACGCAACGCGTCGGGGTTGTTCGCACCAACGATATATATTCTCGCTCCCTGCGCTCCAGGTATTTTGCTGGGGAATTCAACATACTTTTTAGTTTCATTCACCTTGATGCCCTCTATGACGCTTGTGTAATACTTCAATGGGCCCCACGCGATAATTTCCATCTGTGCGCTGAACGGACCTACTAAAGCATACTGCGGACTGATTAAGTCGCTCTGCAAAGCATCCCTTATAAGGTGATTCACCATTCCGATGGTCTTACCAAAGCGGCGGTGTGCTACGATTACTGCAAAGCGGTGTCTGCTTAATTCCTTATGCAGCACCTTCGCCCATGCAGGTCGTGGAGTATATGGTATTTGTATTACGTTTTCCATGTTTACCCCCCTTGAAAAAATCGTTTTGGTAATTTTTGGTATTTACCTCCCCCGGCGGCTGCGAAATTTTTGGGCCCCACCCCCACTCAATGTCAGCGGAAAAGGCAAGAACCAAAATCAATTTTTGCGAAAACCCAGGGAAATCACCAACGCCAGCGCCGCCAAACAAAAGCCAGAACCAACACCCAACCAAAAACAAAAACGTGGTAGGCCTGCCGCATGAGCCACGCAGGAACGGCCGCAGCATATGCCAGGTGAACGCCTGGCGCTAACATCATCAGCCAGGCCGTCAACATCTGGAACCGCCAGCTAATCAGCAGCAGCAGGATAATATTTTACGTCCGATAATAAGGATTATGTTAAAAGTGCTATCTATGTTTATGTTTTAGTAGCATCTTCTGAACAATCGTTTACAACTATCGCATCATCTGCCGCGCCCCAATGATACACAGCCGGGCCCTTGTTAGCGTGCGTCTGCTTGTCAAACGCGCCTATACTATCAGCATATAGCTTTGACGCGGCTAGCTTATCCTTGTTGCTGGCCTTGTTGTCTGACATTATCTTGAGCCAATAGGCCTGCAGGTCCTGCACAGTCAGGACGGCCACGGCTGCGCCCTGCTGTTTGAGCAGCGCCGCACAATCCTCTAACGTCTGCGGCGTTGTCGCTATTGCCGGCGGTCTGCCTCTTGTCGGCGTATTTGTATTAGCTAATAAACTTTTAATCTTAAACATTTCCGTCACATTCTCGTTACAAACTATGTAACTGTATATACAATTAATATTATCAATAATGACAATCAATAAACAATACATTAACAATACATATTGAAAAGATAATTATTATTTACCAGAAAAAGACAATAAAAAAATGATTAACAGAATCCATCTGTCAATCATCAATTAAATTATATTTATTATCTTGCTATAAATTATATGCCTTAAAAAATGCTATTAAGTCAATGATACATTATTATTTTTTTGTGAACGCCATTAATCTATTATAAATGCTGCTGAATAAAGAAGAACGGCCGAACGCTGAACATCTGCCAGCATGCGGCCGTTGCTATCCTCTTATAATGTTGTTATTTGGCTTGCGCATCATCTGCGGGGCTGCCGTCGCTATCAGCTGGCGGCGTTGACGCCGGAACAGACACAGCGACGCGCCCGGCCTTGTCAACCAGGGCCAGGCTATATCCGCATAGTTCCGCCGCCGTCGCTAGCTCATCAGCGGACCAGCGGCCGCGGCTCAACTTATCATTAATGCTTTGTGCGTTGGCCACGCCTAGCGCAGCCGCCAGAGCCGACCGCTTAACCCGCGCGCTATCCAGCGCATACTTTATAGCTTGGCTTGCTTGTTTGCTCATGTTTTACCCTCCAATCTTGTTTATCTACATTATATAGCCGCCGCGCCTAAAAAACAAGTCAAAAAAAATATAAAAATATCCGTTTTAGCTATTGACAAGTATAGTCATATACGCTATAATCATAGACATAGAAAACAAACAACTAGCCAACATGGCTACATTCAAGGAGGAACAAAAAAAATGACTACACAAAAAGAACAAACACAAGACGCTAAAATGATTCAGTTGGCGCTTTACCGTGAATACGGCTTCCAGCCGTGCTTGAAGGACATCGAAATTCTGGAAAGCGTCGAAAACCCGGACTTCCCCTGGCATCTTGAAAGGGCCTACGTTGAAATCAAAGGCCACTTTTACACCATCTATCAAAACGAATTTGGCGGGTTGACCGTACAAAAATATTAAAGCTGACGGCGGCCCCGTTGGGGGCCGTAAAGCTGCCAGGCAGAAGGTCCGAAGCCCTAGCCAACAGCCGAAAGGAGAGAATAAGAAAATGACTTTTGAAAAGTATAATGCGAACCCCGAAAATAAGAATATTGGTGATTGCTCAATTAGAGCAATCTGCACGGCAACCCCGTTAACCTACCAGCAGGCTAAAAAGCTGCTGGAAACAAAGGTATTTGAAAGCGGCGCTGCATGGAACCTGTCTCTTATACACATCTCCGAGCCCACGAGACCGGAGCCTATCTCG